CAAATGTGCTATGCTTTAATAGCGGCTGTACTGTTCGCAGACTATGACAAAGAAACTAGACTTAAATGGGTAAAAGAGTATTATGACGCAGTTAGTCTACATGATATTAGCTTACCTACTCCTGTTATGGCTGGCGTTCGCACGCCACAACGTCAGTTTAGTTCTTGCGTCCTTATCGAATCTGATGATAGTCTTGATAGTATCAATGCTACTACTAGCAGTATTGTTAAGTATGTAAGTCAAAAAGCAGGCATTGGCATCGGCGGCGGTAAGATCCGTGCTATTGGTTCACCAGTGCGTAAAGGCGATGCTTATCACACAGGCATTATTCCATTTTATAAAATGTTTCAGTCGGCAGTAAAGTCATGTAGTCAAGGTGGTGTGCGTGGCGGAGCAGCAACTATCTACTATCCAATTTGGCATTTAGAAGCAGAAGAAATGCTAGTGCTAAAGAACAACAAAGGCACAGAAGAAAACCGTGTGCGTCATATGGACTATGGTGTACAGTTCAACAAACTAATGTATGAAAGACTTATTACAGGCGGCGATATAACTCTTTTCTCGCCTAGTGATGTACCTGGCTTGTACGATGCTTTCTTTGCGGACCAAGATAAGTTCCGTGAGCTATATGAAACAGCAGAACGCAACACAAGACTAAGAAAGAAAACAGTAAAGGCAAGCGATTTGTTTAGTGCTTTCATGGAAGAGCGTAAGAACACAGGACGTATCTACTTACAGAATGTAGACAATGCTAACGAGCATGGTAGTTTCTTACCAGAGATAGCGCCTATTAGACAATCAAATTTGTGTGCTGAAATTGATTTACCAACAAAACCGTTGTCGTCGTTTGATGATCCAGAAGGTGAAATTAGTTTGTGTACATTGAGCGCAATCAACTGGGGCAACATTAAACAAGTAAGTGACTTTGAAAGAGTGTGCCGTTTGGCAGTGCGTGGACTAGATGCTTTGTTAAGCTACCAAAACTATCCTGTCATAGCAGCACAACTCAGCACAGAAAAACGCCGTCCGTTAGGTGTTGGTATTATCAACTTTGCCTACTGGTTAGCAAAGAACAATCTTGACTACCAAAACATAGACAGTGACGGATTGGCATTAGTAGACGAGTTCGCTGAAGCATGGAGTTTCTATCTAATCAAAGCAAGTGCTGACTTAGCAACAGAACAAGGTGCGCCAAGTGGTAACATGGAAACAAAGTATGGACATGGCATTACACCTAACCAAACATATAAAAAAGATGTAGATGAACTAGTTAAACATCAAGAACGTATGGACTGGAAAGGATTGCGTAAGCAATTAAAAGAAACAGGTATTCGCAACAGTACACTAATGGCACTTATGCCAAGTGAAACATCAGCACAAATAGCAAATGCCACAAATGGTATTGAACCGCCTAGAGCCTACATTAGTGTAAAACAATCAAAGCATGGTGTTCTCAAGCAAGTAGTACCAGAGTATAAACGCCTAAAGAACAAGTACGATTTGCTATGGGACCAACAGTCACCAGAAGGTTATCTAAAGATAATGAGTGTGCTACAGAAATACATTGATCAAGGTATTAGTGTAAACACAAGCTACAATCCACAGTTTTATGACGATGAAAAGATTCCAATGAGTACGATGCTACAGCACATGTTGATGTTTTATAAATACGGTGGGAAGCAATTGTATTATTTCAACACACATGACGGACAGGGAGAACTTGATGTTAGTAAGATGATGTCAAAAGAATCATTGCCTGAATTAGAATCAACAGTTGAAGATGATGAATATTGCGAAACTTGCGTAATCTAGTTGACAACTAGAATAAATTATGCTACAAATATAAAAAAGGATACACACATGAGCGTTTTTGATACAACGAACAAAACTGATCACACCAAAGTTCTAGCGTTTCTAGATCCATCGGGCGGTCCAACTATTCAACGTTATGATACGTTGAAATACAAAACATTTGATAGCCTAACAGACAAACAGCTAGGATTCTTTTGGCGTCCAGAAGAAGTTGATATCTATAAAGATGCTAAAGACTTTAAAGCTCTCACCGAACATGAGCAGCATATCTTTACAAGTAACTTAAAACGTCAAATTTTATTAGATAGTGTACAAGGTCGTGCTCCAGTTGAAGCATTTGCTCCAATTGTATCCTTACCGGAGTTAGAAAACTGGATCCAAACATGGACCTTTAGTGAAACAATTCACTCACGTAGCTACACACATATTATCCGTAACGTCTACAGCAACCCAAGCAAAGTGTTTGACGAGCTTATGGACATTGAAGAAATTGTAGACTGTGCTGGAGACATTTCAAAGTATTACGATGACTTGATTGAACAAAGCATGTGGTACAACTTGCTGGGTGAAGGTACCCACACAGTCAATGGCAAAAAGAAAACAGTTGATTTATATGAACTAAAGAAAAACTTGTGGCTTACATTAATGAGCGTAAATATTCTTGAAGGTGTTCGTTTCTATGTGTCATTTGCGTGTAGTTGGGCGTTTGCTGAACTGAAGAAGATGGAAGGTAACGCTAAGATTATCAAGCTGATCGCCCGTGATGAAAACTTACACTTGGCAAGTACACAGATGCTTTTAAAAGTATTAAAAACAGACGATCCAGACTATGCTAAAATTGCTGAAGAAACAGAAGAAGAATGTATTCAAATGTTTGTTGACGCCGTTGATCAAGAAAAGGCATGGGCAGAATATTTGTTTAAAGATGGTAGTATGATTGGGTTGAATACAGAGTTGCTAGGACAGTATATTGAGTTTATTTGTACTCGTAGAATGAGCAATGTAAATTTAAAAAGTCCATACAACCAAAAAACAAATCCTTTGCCGTGGACACAGAAATGGATCAGTGGCGCAGATGTTCAAGTGGCACCACAAGAAACAGAAATTACAAGTTACGTGTCGGGGGGTACAAAACAAGATGTGGGCCAAGATACATTCAAAGGCTTCAGCTTATGATAGAGATATGGGGTAAGGACAATTGTATATATTGTACTAGAGCAAAAGCTCTATGTGAGACACGAGGCTATACATTTACCTACAAAATGTTAGGAACAGATTTCATGCGTGAAGAAGTTCTTGAAGAATTTCCAGGAGCAAGAACCTTTCCACAAATTAAAGTAGGTGGTAGGGCTGTTGGTTCTTATAATGACTTCGTAAAATATTTAGAAGATACAGGATACAATGGAACTGGGCATAGTCTTTGAGTTTTATATTTCATAGTACTGAACAAGACGGCGTTTTGTTTTACTTTCATAAGTGCGGAACTACAAATATTACTACACCAATGCCTGATAGATCAGTCTATAACTTAATTGGATCTAGTGTTTACACAATGAAAGGTCAAACTGCCTACGAACACTACGCCATGCGCTATGTAAATTTTGATCAAAAGAAATATGTGCTGGTAAGGCATCCTATGGAAAAGTTTATAAGTGGTTACCATCATTATCTATCGCTAATTAAATCTAATCTTGATAACAAAAAAGAATGGATGTCAAAACTTTTAAATAAGAAATTTGGAGAATATGATATTAATTTACATTGTGAGGCAGTCCGTAAACTGTCTGTATTAAATGAAACTTATGATCATGATTACGGCCATCATTGCTTAGACTTTTATCTACATTGTGTAGAGGATATGGGAGACCATATAACAGACGACATGGAAGTAATTAGACTAGGTGGCAATTACGAACAACTTAAAAATACATCGTTGTATGAATTATTAGAAGGTAAACATAAAAATCAGACGCAATCACATATCAAGGAATCAGCTCCTTTGAATTGGACACCTGAAAGTTATAATTATATTACTAAGAAGTATAAGAAAACTATGAAAAGACTAGGATACAAATATGATCATTGAAACACCATACAAAGCAAACGATACTGTTACTATCAAAACTACAGGAGGCGATGAAATTGTTGCCCGGTTTGTAGAGGAAAATGATAAATCAGTTACAGTATCAAAACCCTTAGCATTAATGGCAACACAACAAGGCATGGGACTTGCTCCTTATGCGTTTACCATTCCACAGGATAGCAAAGTACACATAAATAAAAGTGCTGTTGTATTCATTTGTAAAACTGATCCCGAAATGGGCAAACAATATATGACAAGCACCACAGGAATTCAAATGGCTTAGGGGTTTTAATGGGCGGCAAGGTTGCTAGAAAAACAGATACTACTACAACAGGACATAGTTGTGACACTACAACTACCCTTAACAATGGTCAAGGTAGTGTGTTTGCGGAAAACCAACTTGTAGCAAGAATCGGCGACCCTACGGTATCACATGATGTTCCAACAGTAATTCAAACAGGAACGGACGAAGACGGCAATCCAACTTTTTCAACAGTGTGTCTGCCTCATACAGGATCAGTAACAACAGGCAATGGAACTGTTTATGCTGTTGGCAAACTCATTACATTCCTAGGCGAAACTGTTTCTTGTAGCAGCGGATCAATTACAAGTTCAGCAAACACAGTTTACGTAGAAAATTAATCACTTGACATTATCCATACTTGTGTTATAATGAAGCACAACTTAGGCAATTAGAGAGGCATTTATGAAAATTTATCTAGATATGGACGGCGTTATAGCTGACTTCTTTGGAGGACTACAGAACTACTATGGTGTAGATCATTGGAAGAACTTACCAGATAAAGAAGAAAGCATTTGGGCACTAAAATACACAAACTTCTTTGATACACTTGAACCATTTCCAACAAGTGCTAGGCTTGTTAACACAGTAAGAGAACTTGCTGGTGATAATTATGGCATTTGTTCTAGTCCGTTGCGTGGAGATAAGGACAATAGTAGTTACTGGAAGCGTGTATGGTTAACAAGACATAACTTTTTGCCAAGCCGTGTGCCAAACATTATCTTTACTGGATACAAACCAAAGTATGCTATTGAAGATATTACTGGTATGCCCAACATTCTAGTTGATGATAAACCTAGCAATATTGATAGTTGGAAGGCAAAGGGTGGTATTGGTATTAGATATCAAGCTAACGAAGATAGTGTTGATGATCTAATTGAGAACTTAAGAACTTTATACGTAGGTGATTAGTGGAACAAAAAAACTTGCACGAACAGATAGTTCTTGCTTTTGACATTTATATGAAAGAAAGTGAGAAGTTTGAAAGCGGAGTAAAAGCCTCTGCTGTTCGTGCTCGCCAAGCCTTATTTGAAATGAAAGATCTGCTTGTACTTCGAAGAAAAGAAATACAAGAAAAGAAAAGAGAAATGTAATAAATACAGTAGAGGATAATAAAATGGAAACACTTTCAGATTTAAGAAAATATATTTTGTCAAACTACGGTATTCAACCGCATGTGTCTAATGATGATGAATTAACGTACAGAGCAATAACCTTTTCACGTAAAGTTACACCAGGTGTTGGTTTCCATGATCCTGGAGACATGTGGGCAGTTAGACGCCACGGCAAAACAGAAGATTTTATGAGAACAGAAGAATTAGAAAAAGCAGTAGATGCGGGCGGCAGCCTTTTGTACTGGTTTTTTCCTGAAGGCTCTTAATTCAGTGTTAGCGCTCTATTGTAACATTTTTGTAAATACATTATGTTGCGAAATGATCTCAAAGAAGAATACCGCATTTTCTACATGGTGAAAGGCCACCTCAACGCCTCCCCTGAAACAGTATTGGACAGCTATAACGGCTATTTTAAACGCCTATGGTATGATGGTGGCGATGGCGCACCCCTTTACGATTACAGTGAACAGTTCGAAGAAGCATGGAGTAAACACAATGGTCTCGAAACAATTTGAAGCTTTAACTGAGGACGAGCTACAGTTTATGGAAAAACTATTGGCCGAAGCATTAGGTAAAGAAATAGAGCAAGATAAAACTTGGCAAAATAAGAATGGATATTCTAGACCATTTCAAAAACAGCGCAAAATACTGAACTGTCTTAACGCAATCAAATCACAAAAAAGAGTACAAAAGTTACGTGCTACTAAATGGTAATTAAAGGTTGACAACCTTTAAATTTTATGTTATAAATAACCTGTAGGCGTTATAAAGCGTATTTGGACTCCGGGGCGGTACCGGACGCCTCCACCATAAACACATTTACTGAGTGTGTTTTTGATGGGGGCGACATAGGATTCGACAGGTAGGCTAGTTTACAAAACACAAATGCAAACGATAACTTTGCACCATCTGGATTTGCCTTAGCGGCCTAATCACAGGGGGTATGGGTTCCACCTAGCAACAGAACGGGCCTGTTTTCCAACTAACAAGGGAGAAATATATGTTAGAAAAACTATTTGGGTTGTCAGCAGCAGGAACTACTGTAAGAACAGAAGTAATGGCTGGTTTAGCAACCTTTCTTACAATGGCATATATTACTGTAGTCAACCCAGCTATTCTTTCAACTGAAGGATCAGGTATGGGTTTTGGTGCTGTGTTTACAGCAACCATTATTGCCGCAGTAATTGGCACATTGATAATGGGTCTCTGGGCTAATTGGCCAGTAGCACTCGCACCAGGTATGGGACTTAATGCGTTCTTTACTTTTGGTGTTATCTTTGGTATGGGATATACCTATCAACAGGCACTTGCCGCTGTATTTGTAGCTGGTATTGTGTTTATTGGACTTAGTGTAACACCAGCACGTAAGTATATTATTAACAGCATTCCTAAGTCTATGAAACTTGGTGTTGGCGCAGGTATTGGCCTGTTTCTTGCCATTATTGGTTTGAAAAATGCTGGCATTGTAGTTGACGATCCTGCTACACTAGTAGGACTTGGAGACGTAACTAGTTGGCCAGTATTGCTAACAGGTTTAGGCTTTGTAATTATGGCAATCCTAGACAAGCGTAAAGTTCCAGGCGCAGTGATTCTTGGTATTCTAGCTGTATCAGCTATTGCTTGGATCACAGGTATTGCGGACCTAGGCGGAGTAGCTGGTGCTATTCCAAGTCCTGAACATGCCTTTAGTATGGACTTTAGTGCTCTATTTACAGCAGGATTTATTGGAGTTGCTTTTGCCTTTTTGTTTGTTGACTTTTTTGACACAGCAGGAACACTTACAAGTGTTGCTAACCTAACAGGAAAAGTTAATGACGATGGCGAAGTAGAGCAAATTGATCGTGCTTTACTTGCTGATTCAGTAGCAACTACAGCAGGTGCGTTAGTAGGAACATCAAACACTACTTCATACATTGAAAGTGGAGCAGGTATCAAAGAAGGTGGTAAGACAGGACTTACAGCAGTAGTTGTCGCTATCTTGTTCGGTGCTTGTTTATTCTTAGCGCCACTAGCACAAAGCATTCCAGCTTATGCTACAGCGCCAGCACTAATCTTTATTGCTACATACTTTTTACGCAACATCGCAGATATTGACTGGGATGATGTAACTGAGTATGCTCCAGCAGTATTGGCAGCAGTGTTGATGCCACTAACATTTAGTATCGCACACGGCATTGCTATTGGCTTTGTAGCTTATGCGCTAATCAAAGCATTAAGCGGTCGTACAGACGATCTAAATGGCGGTAGCATTGCTATCGCAGCTATCAGCGTTATCTATTTTATCGCTGTATAATGATAATGGCCGGCTTTGATAAATCAGAGTCGGCTGTTCTTTTGACTAAAGGAAAATATTATGCCTTATATGACATCAGCAAATTTATTTGAAGTCGGAGACTTTATTAGCCATGCCGGAAACAAACTTGCGTGGAAGATTGAATGTGATGCTATACGACCTGAATGGTGGGACGGACTAGCACGTATGATAATGGACTACCAGACGGAGCCATTCAGCAAGGTAGTTGGAATACCAAGAGGTGGACTACCATTACAAAGTGCCATGGAAAAATATGTAACGCCAGGCGATCATCCTTGGATGGTAGTAGACGATGTTTACACAACAGGCACAAGTTTTAGAGAATTCTGTACTACAAAAGATACAATGTTTGCCTATAAGTGGACTATCTTTGCTCGTAAACCAATTGAGTATAACGAGCCAACTGATATCAGAGCATTATTTACGATGCCTGCTACAATTTAACACACTTCGGCGGGCTTGACTTTTGTGGTTTATCCTGCTATATATTAATACATACACACAGGAGAATTATTATGAAAAAAGTTAAACCCATTGGTTGGGCAACTACAATATCAGAGCTTGTAAAGATTCCACGTGAAATGTGGGACAGTGTAATGACAGTAGAAAAGTCACCACTACGTCACTTAGATCCTATGGTAGGACACATGATCTTCCAGTGTTTATTTTTTATCTGGAGTGGCATCTTTGCCCTAATGGTAGGAAGTTATATGGCGTTTGGAATTAGCGCAGCCTTTCATTTACTTTTAATTAGTGGTATTACAATTACGGCTGTAACATTCCGCCAAGCAGAACGCAACCCTGATTCATTAAATGAATTGGTAAAGTCAGGTCGTAAATATGATGGACGTGCAAATGGTGGTGAGCATGAGTGAGCAAACCAATTATTGTACGACAAAGGGATTGCTACCAGCATTTCTTATTATCATGTTTTTTATCGTAGGAATACCTTTCCTTCTTGTTGACAATGCCAAATATTGTAAACAAAGTATTATTCCTTGTTATCCTTGGGTAACACCTGAGTAGAGATGTGGGTAGGAAGAGATAAAGAAGGCAAACTTATTTGTATGTCTCCACGTAGATCGGAGGCATACGAACTTGCTGAATCTAAAGCTGGCAAGGATAATTTTGTTGTAGAAGAAGCGTTAGATCAAGCAGAGCTGTTTGAAATCTATCGTTCATATTATGGAACACGGTCAGTATGACAGATGAAGTTAGAGCTGCCGCACAGGCAGAAGCAGAACGCACATTTGAACAGTTCATGATGTGGACAAAAAGAGTAACACTATGGAGTATATTCTTTTTGTTAGTTGTCGTTGTTGGTTGTAACAGCGGCGTAGAAACTGGACCTAACGCAACTGGTTCAGGTTATAATGGGGAACAATATTCTCCATCAAATCTCAATGTAAAGGATAAAAAATGAAGTATAGAATCGCAGCAATAGGCGCATTATTTGCGTTATCGTTTGCTTTACCAACAGGTGTGTTGGCAGCAGATATGACTATTGACATGTTAAACAAACGTGATGACGGTGCTAAGATGGCGTACAGCGAAGACATCGCACGTATTGATGTAGGCGACACCGTCACATGGGTACCAACATCAAAAGGTCACAATGTTGAGTTTATCGCAGGACCAGATGGTTGGGAAGCACCAAAGAAATCCAAACTAGGCAAAGAATATGCCTACACATTTGATACACCAGGTGTGTATTTGTATCAGTGTACACCACACAAGTCAATGGGTATGATTGCCGTTGTGGTTGTGGGTGATGGTGATAACGATATCTCGGGAACTAAAGTACGTGGCAAATCTAAGAAAAAACTTGCTGAGATCTTGGAACAACTATGACAGCATTAAGAGGCAATAGAACTTGAAGTTTTTGATTATAGTAACTATGGCAGTAGCAGATCCGTTTATAGTTCCAATACTAGAGTTTAACTCTAAAGACGAATGCGTTAAATATGTTATGAATCCTAACAACAGCGACAGACTGGCTGTTGAAGTAATCGCAAAAGCAGGATTTAATGATGAGATAACCGCAGTATTATGTTTGCCAGAAAACCAAAAAGTTGTGGAGATACCAGATGAAGCCTAACAAAAAGTTTGATCTCAGTGTGCGAGATATTGAAATTATTGAGCAAGCACTAAGAGCCAAAGCAGGGCGCAGAGGAATGGCAATTGCGCAAGGTGAAACATCGCCTCAACTTAGAGAAGAAATGCTCGAGATACAAAAATTACTCGGCAGATTACACGACCAAAAAGTTTGGTACAAACCAAAAAATAAATTTGTACCAGGTGGATAGTGTTGCTCATTGAACACACTCACCACAAAAGTGTATTAGGATTGCTGCGGCGCAGTAACAAGATACATAAATAGAGTGTGGGCCGGAATAGTACTCCGAACCCACTTTTTTTACACATAAAATTTGAAAAGGAAAAATATTATGCGCAAGGTATTTACCACACTAGCAGTGTTTTTAACTGCGGGAACAGCATTTGCTGAAACACCAGCACCAGCACCATCAATTTTGACAGGCGAAGTTGAAATGAAATTCGCACAAGACGCAAATGATGACTGGGGTGGAACAATGGGTCTAGAACTAGATATCAATGCTACTGGTTTAGCAAACGTTGATTTAGACTTCAGTGCTACAGATGGCAATGCTGTAACATTAGACAGTTGGACAGTTGGTACAACAGTCAATAGTATTGGAATTGCTATGGGTGACGATAATGGCTTAATGCCAGACGCCGAAGGTAACCAAACATTAACAGCGCCAACAATGACTGAGTCAGTAGCAATTACAGCAGGCGCGGCATCAGTAGCTGTTGGTTTTACAGACTGGAACACAGACATTACAGACATTAGTAATGTACAAGGTGCTTATACTTTTGGTGTAGGTAGCTTGAGTGTCACAGCAGCTGGCGACTATAACATGGATTCAGAAAACACAGTGCTAGGCGCAGGTGTATCTGGACTAGATTTAGGAATGGCTTCAATTGGTGGTGCTATGTCATATGACTTAGACGCCGAAGCAATTGGTTATGAAGGTACCGCAACAACAGGTGGCCTAACAGCATACTTGAATGGTGATGACACAGACACACTACAAAACGTAGGTGGCGAGTATACATACATGTTAAGTGGAGCAGAGCTTGAAGCAGGCGTAAACTACAACTTGGACTCAGAAGAGTTCACACCAACTGTAACAGTAGGATTTTCTTTCTAAGTTACATAAGATATTAAAGAAGGTCGCCTAGTGCGGCCTTTTTTTATGACTAAATATACACATATAATGAGGGTTATATATGTGGCAAAAAATTAAGAAAAAACTGAATATTGATTCCATAGTTGATGTCTCAGTAGACTTATTTTTAATTTTGTTCGATGTGTTAAGTTCACCTATCTTGATTGTTATGAGGCTTTTAAGATGGTTTGTTGGTAAGTATATGTTAGACGGGTTGAAGAACAAAATAAAAAAATTAATACACTGGACAACAGGTAAACATCCATTACTACAAATATGGGTTTGGACATTAACAATATGTGTAGTGGCAGTAATCCTTGTATTGATGTGGCTTTTTGGACAAGCGTTCGGAGAAGTAATAATGGAACTATGGGGCGACCAAGCGTTAAACTTGGATGAATAGCAATGAGGGTAATAACATGCAAAACAACGAATATGACGTGACAGTCATTAAAGTAGTCGACGGAGATACAGTAGATGTAGATATTGATTTAGGATTTGGCGTTTGTTTAAAAGACGAACGTGTAAGAATAATGGGTATTGATACACCAGAGTCACGTACTAGCGATAAAGTAGAAGATTTGTTTGGCGAAGCAGCCAAAGCAAGACTTAAAGAACTTATGAAAGACGGCGGTAAACTAATTACTACTGAAGATAAAAAAGGTGAAGATATGAAAGGCAAGTTTGGTCGTATCTTAGGTGACTTCAAAGTAAATTA